GGAAAAACACTATGGAAGAAAAAATCGGAAAGCGGAAATTGATAACGAGCAAACCGGCAAAACAAAACAAAGCATGGCCACTGTGGAAAAAAGTTTATAAGGCTATGCAACATAAAGAGAGGAGAATGCAATATGCAGACTAGCAACAACGTGAAAGAACGGCTCGCGGAATTATTGACAGAAATATCGCGTAATGCCGATAGAGGGTATATTGTCAACGTGCAAGCTAACCAAGTGCAGAAAACAGGCTGGAACTATAGTGAGCGTAAAGGGGAAATTATGCAGACTAAGGGTATGACAACGCTCACACTGAGAGTCTCCGTCATACACTAACAGGAAAGGGGAAACACAAAAAAACGATGGAAAGAATAGACTAGTGGCATGCGACGAAACGAAACGAAACTAAACGAAACAAGTATAATATCGAAAAGGTGGAAATATGAAATATCAGAATACAACGGTCAAATTGCAAGACATCACTATCGGGAAAAACGTACGTCTGCCGAATAACCTTAACCTCGACACGCTGCGTGACAGTATCGCTATCAATGGCCTTCAAGAGCCAATAACGGTATGGAACCCAACGAAGGAAACAACGGAGTTAATTCGCGGACATAGGCGGGTTGCGGCAATTTCGCAAATTGCAACGAAAGATCAACAGCGGTTCGCGGAATTATTTGGAAAGGGTATTCCGTGTTTCCTTGCTACGGGAATTACGAGTATCGAAGCGGTACTGCTCAAACTCGACCATGACGGTCAGCAAGGGTTGTCGCATCCGTACGAGCTACAGGAAACGGCGAACCAGTTGTTTGCCATAGGCAAAGATGAAGCAGAAGTTGTGGCGCTGACATCTGGCCTTATGGACAAAGTATGTCCAATGTCGCCGAAAGTACGTGCCGAAATTGTCGAATTGCGGAAAGCTGGAAAAGAGGCTGACGCCGAAAAGAGGGTATTCGACTATCGGCGTGGCCTTGTGCAGAGTCTGCATAATGCTTTCAGAGCGCCTGACAAGGTAATGTTCGCCCTATATCGGCAGGCTACGGGGGTTGCGCCAGAAGGAGTGACAGAGTATCTCCCGAACCTTACGACAGCACAAGTTACAAAGCTATGGTCTGAACACATGAAAGACGCCGGCATACTTGAAAAGGGCATGCCGAAGTATTCAAAGGCAATTCCAGGACCGCTGTTTTCGACACTCTGGGAAAGTCTCTGTAAAGAAGACAAAGAGAAGGCGAGCAAGCCGAAGGAAAACCGTCCGAAAGCCATGTCAAGTAAAGATATGCGGGACGAAGTAACCGGCAGGGGGTTCAAGTCTGAAGTTGTTTGTAAGCTGATCGACTATCATGCTGGCAACAAAGAGAGCGGTGCCGATATTGGCGACCTTGACACGTTCGCCTATTACGGCGACCTGTTACGCAAGCATGATGCTACATCCTGGGAAAAGGTAGTGGCGACCGCAAAAGAAATTGAGTCTCGTTTGGTTGCCGCGGTAGTCGCAAAGTAAGGTAGTAAGGTACTCAAAACACCCTGTAGGTTAACTCCTACAGGGTGTTTTTTATTGGCTAGGATGCGCTAGGATGGACTAGGATGGAAAAGACTATATCTTTGCAAGGGTATCAATATCAGATACTTACACATAATATGCTCAAAATAGGATATAGGCTACAGGGTACGGGGTGTAACGTGTCTGAACGTAGCGTAGTGTATTCTAGCTATGTCGTAAAAAGCTACTATGCACGCAATATGCACGCAGTATGGACACGGTGGGTCAGATGCGGTTGCGTGCATACTGCGCCCATAAAATGACCCCGTGCGCCCCACCCGGTGCCAGTTGCTAAAATCTTACAGAGGCACTCGAAGCAAGAGGCAATGTGAGGCACCCGATGCAAGAGGCAGTAAGGAATACCCCGATGCACGATGCAAGGAGCAATGTGAGGCACACAAAGGTGCGAGATGCGGGGTGGTGGGTCAAAAATCTTGAATGATTCCAAAATCCTGCCAAAAAATTGTGTAATTTCAAATTGCATTTTTCCAAAAATTCACATAATAACAGGTGGAGGAACGCATTTCTATGAATGCAAGGCATTCATATACAAAATTTTTTGACGGGATTTCGGAATCATGGCTGAAAATATAGAAAAAATGGAGTTTGAAGAAGACCCTGAGCGTTGTCAAGGTAGGTGTGCAAACGGTCAGTGTCCGAACAAAGGATTACGCAAATCAGATGGTACAGTGTATCCATTTTGTAAAGTTCATGGTGGTTACTCGTCGGAGGCATCTGAGAATAAAGAGAATTACCGCAATTATCAGCTAACGAAATTCCAAGCCCGACTCCAGAGACACGCCACAAGTCCTCAAATCAAGAATCTAAGGGATGAAGTCGGGATTCTAAGAATGATGTTGGAAGAGAAATTGAATCATTGTTCAGATGCCAATGACCTGATTATGCAATCGGGTGCAATTTCTGATTTGGTCCTGAAGATCGAGAAGTTGGTTGGTTCCTGCCACAAACTTGAAGGATCAATGAATCAATTACTTGATAAACAAGCCATTCTTCAGTTTGCAAGTGAAGTAATTACGGAAATCTCAACAGAGATTCGGGATGCGGTCGTACTTGATAGGATTACTGGAAAACTAATGGCAGCGATAGGAAGGATTGGAATAGATGAAAGCATTCGAGACATTGACGGTGAGTAACACGGCTGTTGCACTCAGCAGCGAGATTTATAGTAAAAACGGTGGTTTGGAAGTATGTAACGCAGCGATGATACTCGTTGAAAGTGCAGGTATTCGTTATAGGGTTGATGGAGATGTTCCGACAGCCTTGGTGGGTCTATTGGCAAACAGTGGAGACGTAATCACACTTAAAGGCCGATCAGAATTGAAACTTTTCCGCGCGATTCGTGCTACAGGCTCAGATGCTACGATTACTTGTGATTATTCAGTTATTAGAGAGGACTAGATCATGAGTGACATTAGACGCTCAATAACGACAGTAGACAGTGATATAACTATCACTGATCCCGATAAAGGAGTTGTATTAACTGATAATGTGGGTGATCAGGATCGCATCACAGTCATTGACGACGATGGTGTGAAATCCATACGCGTTGAGGAGGTTCCGTGAAGAAATTTATTATATGCTTTCTAGCGTTGTTCATGAGTGTTGCATTCATACATGCAGCCACAAATGTCGCTATAATGATTGACGTAAAAACACGGGAATGTACTCAAATAGTAAAATTCACGAATCCGACAAATACTTATGCTGGAATGACTGGTGGTTCCGGTGGTGGAATCAGTAATGTAGCTGTTAATGGAAAGACAGGAGTTCTATCGGGTAGTGGGTCAAATGTTCTTTCCACGGTCACATTAGTTCCATCGGACCTCGGTGCGGTTGATACTAATGATGCAAATTACAAAGCAGCAATCACTAACATTGTGATTGTCGAAAGTACCTCGAATGCCGTTCAGTTCACGCACTTCGGACGTGTTGCTGCAATCAGTATTAACACTAATTTTGAGGCGGCAGTAAATGATGCAACAGGCAGAGTTGCAGGCGTGGGTTACTTGCTTCCTCCGAGTACGCAAGATCTCGTAACAGTTTCACAGTTAAATGCTGCTACTTCGAGTAACACTCTCCAACAGGTTGTGAATCGCAGTAGCGGACCCGTTACAAATGCTGACTACTTAGTGCAAACCAATGCGACAGACGTGATGTTTGCGGGGTGGCGGTTTTATTCCGCGATGGGGGGCTACAGGATTCATCCCTATGGAGAGGGGCATCTAGTTGATAGTGGCGGCGTTGGCGTTATGGACTTTAACCCGACACTCAGGAATCTTCTCTCAACTAACTCGCTGGTGGTTGCTGCGTTCGCCGATGTTTTTACGGTTGGACCAGACGACGGAACGAACATCGCAGTCTATGCCACGCTCACCAATCTCAACACTCAGATTGCGACCAAGCTGGCGACAAACGATCCTGTCTATCTTGCGGCAGTCACCAACGGCGGCGCGACAATCAATGGGAGTCCAATTACCAATGGTGCGACATTTACGATCACGGGCGGAGGCGGTGGGGGCGGGATCTCCAATGTCGTAGTCAACGGTCAGGCAGGTGTCCTCTCCGGTAGTGGCAGTAACGTATTGTCCACTGTGACGCTATCCGCAGACGACGTTGGTGCGATTTCAGCAACAGAAGCGACCAACATCGCAATAGCTGTTGTAGGTCCGGCAACGAACGCCGCTGTGATCGCTGCAACAAATCTTGTAGCTGGAATGGGTTTTCTAACAGTTGAGTCCGATCCAACATTCGGAGCGTGGCGCACGAATGCGGCGGCAGGCACAACGAACGCGATCCTACCCAACGGCTCGCTGATTGATATATCGACCCTGCTTGGCATTGCTGGGCCGCAGGGGCCAGCGGGAACGAACGGTCTCAACGGCACGAACGGTGCTCCCGGCGCAACCGGACCAGCGGGGACGAACGGCATAGACGGCACCGTGCTTGCCGACACAACCTATTGGGTGACAAACACAACCCCGTTCACCAATACGATTGATTTCTTAATCAGTGGCTTTGCGGCCAACAAGATCACGCTCCATGATGTGAGGATGTTCCTGAGCATCACCAATGGAAGTCCGATTTCTAAACGCGCAACGGTAGGCATGTTCCGAAATAGCAATCGGAGATGCGATGCTCTGACCTATCTCGACACGAACCAACTCTACTACTCGGTCCTGACGACCGTTGCTGGGGTGGCTGGAGAATCATCGAACGTGGTTGCCGACGCAAGCGGGTCAGTGGTCAACGATCTCTACTACAAGGCCGTCTACGGAACGGAGACCAACGATTATCAGCGCGTCCAGAGCGCGAGCGCGACGGCGATAATCTGGCAATGCACGAATCAGTTTTCGTCAGGCATTGGAACCTTAATCTCGCACGTCAACCAGTTCGGCGGCTTCCCGTACTACGATGCGAACGGATCGAGCACGATGTGGTTCAGACTGACATTTGGGACTGGTTACACCGGCACGGTTCAGACTGTAATCAACTACGGTCGCTAACATGAAACGGATTATCTCCATACTTGGTGTGCTCCTGCTGGCAACGCAGGCCCATGCCACGTCTGCCACTGGTGGCAATTCGGTAACGAATTATGTAGAGAACAACACCAACTTCACCTCACACATATTCACAAATGACGGAACGTTTTCTGTCACGTCTGCCGGAACTGTGGAATGTTTGATTGTTGCAGGTGGTGGCGGTGGCGGACGTTGTGGTGGAGGCGGCGGGGCTGGTGGTCTCATCTATTCGAACGTGTTCACGGTTGAGTCCGGCAGCAACTACACCGTCACGGTGGGCGCTGGCGGTGCTGGGTCTACAAGCCGCTTGAGCAAGGGTGGCAATGGCATCGATTCTGGCTTCGGAAGTATCATCGCAACGGGTGGTGGAGGCGGTGGGTCATTCAGTAATGGATTTGGTCCCGGAGCGGTCGGCGGCAGTGGCGGAGGGGGCACGTTTCTTAACGGAACCGTTGACCCATATCTCCCAGCCGGACAGAACCTTGGCGGGAGTACAAACCCTCCTGGACAAGGCAAAGTTGGCGGAAACGGTTCTACTGCTGATCTCAGATTTGGCGCAGGTGGCGGAGGAGGAGCAAGCGCTGCTGGACAGTCCATAAACAACATTGTCGGTGGGAATGGTGGAGCGGGAAAGTCTTACAGCATTTCAGGAACGGCGACCCCCTACGCAGGCGGTGGTGGCGGTTGTGGCACTACGGCTGGATCAGGTGGAACGGGCGGTGGCGGCAGCGGCACTAACGCAAATGCCAACGCCACCGCAGGTGCAGCCAATACAGGTGGTGGCGGCGGTGGTTCAAGAGATGCATCATCTGCTGGTGGAAATGGCGCCAACGGCGGCAGTGGGATCGTGATTATCCGGTATGTTTCTTCTAGTTCAGCAGCCCCTACTTACTTCTTCCGCCCGAATATGCTTTTTGATCCTCGTAGAAACAAGGCAATGCGTAATCAGGAGAGTCCGTTATGAAGAGAATGATACTGGTGATGATGTTGATTGCAGCAAGTGTAATGGCCGACGGTGACGGCTTGTACTGGACGGCGACTGGCACGACAGGACACATCACGTTTTTCCGGTCAGGAATCTCAACTCCCGGCGCGGTAGAAAATCTGATGAGACCGCAGCATTACCTCAAAATGGTAGACGGCGCAGTGGTGTACATGTCACAATCCGAGCGTGATGCTGTGGACGCAGCCGAGGCCGCCGCTGCTCAGGCTGCTGCCGATGCCGCTGCGCTTGCCGCCAGCAACGCGGCGACTGCCGCCGCGATTGCATGGACGAACGAAATGACAAACTCATGGTCGCAGCCGTATCACACGGATGCGGCGCACACGTTCAAGGTCTTGGGAGCAAAGTATCTTCCCGGCTGGCCGACCAATACAACGTGGACTTACAACACAGCAATGGCGGCATTTATGGCGATGCCTACCAACATGCAGACCACCGTGCAACTTTGGGACAATGTGTTCTGGCAGCGGTCGTATGTCGCACTCAGTGATTTTCTTCCGATCTATCTGCCGAGTACAAACGCAGCCGATCCGACAGACTATGATCTGAAACGGTTTCCTTGGCTATGGGACTGGCCGGGGGTTAAGTAGAGTTAAAGATGCTTACTCTCGATCATCCACTTAAAAAAATTCTAGTCCAACGAGTATTAGCGGGTCTGAAACGGCACGGAATAAATACTTGTAGTAAATGGGCTGAAACTTATAGAGTGATGGGTCAACCATTTCCGGGAGTATGGAAATTTGATCATCATCCGTGGGTGAGAGAGATTCATGATTGTGAAGCACCGATTACTGTAGGACGTAAAGCTGCACAGATGGCTTTTACAGAGACTGCACTTAACAGGATATTTTTTGCAATGGATGTAAAAGGATTAAGCTGCATGTATGTATTGCCAGCATCAAAGCCAGATGCTAGTGATTTTTCTACATCCAGATTCGATCCTGCTCTAGAACTGAGTCCGCATTTAACAAATATGTTTTCTGAAGTTAAGAATGTTGGGCATAAACGTGCTGGTAGTGCTAACCTTTTTATCAGAGGTAGCCGGTCACGCTCGCAATTAAAATCAGTTCCTGCAAGTGAGATGGTTTTTGATGAAGTTGATGAAATGGTACAAGAAAATATACCATTAGCCTTTGAACGTATGTCTGGACAAGAGGAAAAGCATGCTTTTCTTCTTTCTACGCCTACAATCGAGAAATACGGTATAGACTCTTATTTTGAGACCAGTACCCAAGAGCATTACTTTTTTAAGTGTCCACATTGTAATCGTTTTATAGAGATGGTTTTCCCTGATTGTTTGATCACTACTGCTGAAAAGGTCACTGATGCTAGTGTCAAAGAGTCATACTTAATTTGTAATGAGTGTAAACATTCTCTTAACCACTCAACTAAAAATGAATGGTTAAAAGATAAAGTTGCTGGCGGTACAGGCATATGGATTAAATCATATTCCGATAGAGATATTAGAGGTTTCTCTGTCTCTCAATTTTATTCCATGACTGTATCTCCTCCTGAATTAGCTATTGCTAAAATCAAAGGCGACAATGATAAAGCCTATGAGCAAGAGTGGTATAATTCAAAAGGTGGTATTCCTCATACAGTAAAAGACGCAAAACTTACACTTAAAGACATTGAGGCGTGTATCGGTACGCATACTAAAACTCTGTGTTCGCCACCGGGTTCACTTATTACAATGGGTATTGACGTTGGCAAATGGCTTCATTATGAAATCGATCAATGGTTTATTGATAGATCATTGATGGGACCAGATATAAACTTAATGACAGAAGCTAGAGTTTTAAGTGAAGGTAAAGTCTTACACTTTGAAGAACTGGATCAACTCATGCAGCAGTTTAATGTAGGTTTCTGCGTGATTGATGCTAATCCTGAAAGACGTAAAGCTTTTGAATTTGCTCAAAGATTTTACGGACGTGTAAGGATGTGTTTTTATGGTAATAGTATAAATGGTAAAACAATCGTTGTTCATTCTGAGGATGAACATACAATTACAGTTGATAGAACGACATGGTTAGATTTATCTTTGGGGAGAGTTCGCAGAAAGAAGATTGTATATCCTACTGATACCTCGTTAGATTACAAAAATCATCTGTGCTCTTTGGTTAGAGTTTATCAGATTGATAAGAATGGTAATCCGACAGGGACGTATGTTAAAGGTAATGACGATGATCATTTTGCGCATGCAAGAAACTACGCAGAAATTGCATTACCGTTGTACGCAAGCCAAATGACTTCACAAGATATAAGGGACGTACTCTAATGAATAAGAAAGTCTGGAAAACAATTTTTGCTGCTCCTGTAATCATGGATATGGTACATCCTGAGTATGTCGAAAATATCACAAATTGGGAAAAATACCGTTATACTTTTGCTGGTGGACATGATTTTGTTGATAAATATCTACAACAATTCAGTACAAAAGAGAATGCAGTGGATTTTCAACGGCGTCGGTTGATTTCTTATTGTCCTGCACATGCTAAAGCATCCTTAATGGACGTTAAAAATGCTATTTATCAACGTATGGTTGATATAAAACGAGATAATGGTCCTGTAAACTATCAAAAAGCTTGCCAAGGTGAAGATAATGGTGTTGATTATACCGGCAACAGTATGAATTCTTTCATAGGAAGACTAATTCTTCCAGAATTGCTCTCGATGGCTAAAGTCGGTGTATTTGTTGATAAAGAACCTATAAATCTTGAGAGTTCAAGAGCAGAAACGCGTGAATATAGACCATATATTTATATGTATCGTGCTGAGGATATTCGATCATGGTCGATATCTAAGCAAGGTGTATTAACATCTCTACTTCTTGTTGATCATTCTGAGCAGACTGATGAAGAAACTGGTTTAGTTCTAGCAACAAATACACAGTATAGGCATCTTCGCTTAACGACTGAAGGAGTACAAGTTAGATTGTATAATAGTAAGGGTGAAATTACATCGGATATGCTACTAAGATTAAAGCGTATACCTTTTATTACCTTTGAACTTACGCATAGTCTTCTTGTAGATGTAGCTGATTATCAAATCGCACTTTTGCAGTTAGCATCCTCGGATATTCATTATTCGTGGAAGAGTAATTATCCTTTCTATATTGAACAATTCGATATGGTTGCAGAAATGTCAATGTTGCGTCAAGCGATGGTATCAGATAATGCAACGACAACGACCGGAACAGGAACATCTTCCGAAGCACAAACTGCAAAAGGACAACAGCTTGATTTAGGGACGCGTCAAGGCAGACGCTATCCTAAAGGTGTTGATGCACCAGCATTTATTCATCCTTCATCTGAACCTTTAACAGCAAGTATGAAGAAGCAAGATCAGATGAAGGAAGAAATTCGTCAATTAATCAATTTAGCATTAACAAGTGTAGAATCACGCCGTTCAGCAGAAAGTAAGAAAGAAGACTCAAAGAGTTTGGAGGCCGGTCTATCTTATATCGGCCTAGAACTAGAATATGGTGAGAGGCAGATTGCAAGTATTTGGAGTGAGTACGAAGATTATTCTAATGTTGTAACTGTTACTTATCCTAACAATTATAGTCTTAAGACTGATTCCGAAAGAAGAACTGAGTCAAAAGAACTTCGTGAGGAACTTCCTAAGATACCGTCAAAGACCTATCAAAAAGAAATGGCTAAACAGATTGTTGAAATAAATATGGGGCATAAAGTTGACACTACTACACTTGCAAAGATGAAGAAAGAGATTGAAGAATCAGAAGTTGTTGTCACTGACCCCGAAATTATTATAAAAGATCATGAAGCAGGATTTGTTGGTACTCAATTAGCTAGTGAACTTCGTGGTTATCCGAAAGGAGAAGCGGAGACTGCAAAGACTGATCACGCTGAACGGTTGGCGCGTATTGCCGCAGCACAGAGTGATCCACAGAGTCGTGGAGTTGCAGATGCTAGTGGTACGCCTAATGCGGGAAGTACAGAAAAACAAAAAGCAGGTATGAAGGATACAATGGGTACGCCGGAAGATATAACCCGCGGACAGGGAGCTAAGTAATATGACACCATATCTTTCAGTAAGCGCAGCAACAGATTATTTCGCGAATAGACTTAACACTGACGCATGGGATGATGCTGATGAAGTTGATTGCGAAAAAGCATTGTATATGGCAACAGACGCTATAGATCGTCTGAATTTCCTTGGTGAGAAAGCTGATCCCGATCAGGAGAATCAGTTTCCTCGTTCTGGAGATACAGTAGTACCGCAAGACATCCAAGATGCTTGTGCTGAATTAGCATTAAGATTATTGGATGGAGTTGATCCTGAATTAGAGTTCGAAAACCTGGCTATGGTTAGTCAGGGTTATGCTAACGTCAGATCGACCTATGATAGAACTACTCCACCCGAACATATTGTGGCAGGAATTCCGTCGGTAACAGCATGGCGGAAAATCAAGCCTTATCTAAGAGACTCGCGTGGAATTGGTTTGAATAGGGTAAACTAGGAGAAACAATGAAAGTGCAGTATATTAATAAAGTATGGTTCACTGTGTTTGATGATGCTGGTGATGCTGCGGCGGCAGCGGCTGATGCAAAGGCAGCGGCTGATGCAAAGGCAGCGGCTGATGCAAAAGGAGCCGGAAAATCATTTACACAGGATGATGTAAATCGTATGCTCGCTGATGAAAAGCGAAAGCATGAAGGTAAGACTCGAAAAGCCATCGAGGAATTGGAAGCTATTAAAGCTAAAGCCTCTCTGACTGATACTGAGAGACAAGAACTGGAGTTGCGGTTAGACAATATGAAGAATGAACTCTTGACCAAGGAAGAATTGGCCAAGAAAGAACAAGACAAGATTACTCGAAAGTATACCGAGGAAACAACTAAATTGACAGCAGAACGTGATGCGTGGCAACAGCGTTTCACTGATTCTACTATTAAACGCACTATTACAGATGCGGCGGTTGCATCAAAGTCCTACAGTCCTAAACAGATTGTAGCTATATTGCAACCTGATACACGACTGGTTGAAGCTCTTGATGCAGATGGGAAACCGACTGGCGAGTTAATCGCTAAGGTTGAGTTCTCAGATGTTGACAAGGACGGTAAGCCAGTTACTCTCGATTTGACAATCGCAGAGGCAGTAAAGAGGATGTCGGAAATGGACGAGTATGCAAACCTCTTCAAGGCCGAAGGTGCTGGTGGAGTCGGTAGTACAAACCGAGGAAGCGGCAAAGCTCTGGACGCGAAGAAGATTGCAGCAACTGATCCTGCTCTCTATAGAAAATTGAGGGCAGAAGGCAAGATATAATCGCTCTGCGATTATAAATGGAGATACAAATGAAGGTAATGACGAGCGGTAAGAGTTGGCAAGCGGTGTTTGCTAATGATAATGATGCTTTGATTCCTGAGATTTGGGCGCAGGAAGCACTCATGATTCTGGAAGCGAACATGGTTGCGGCAAACCTGGTGTACCGTGACTTCGAGGATGAAGTCGCGTCGTATGGTGATGTTGTGAACGCGCACAGGCCTGGAACTTTCGTTGCGAAGCGGAAGGTTGATGGCGATGCGGTGACGAATCAGGATGCGACGGCCACGAACGTGCCTGTCAAACTTGATCAGCACCTGCATGTGTCGTTCATGATTTATGATGGGGAAGAGAGCAAGTCGTTCAAGGACTTGGTTGAACTCTATCTGAAGCCGGCTCTGATTGCACAGGCTCAGGGACTTGATCAGGTTGTTCTTGGTCAGACCTATGAGTTCCTTGCCAATGTGGTCGGTAAACTCGGGACGGACCCCGATAAGACGACGGTTATTGCGGCTAACGAAATCCTGAACACTAACAAGTGTCCGGTCGCTGGTCGTAACATGATCGTTACGCCGAACGCTGAAGGTGCCTTGCTCGAACAGGGTGAGTTCCTGAAGGTGAACGAGTCTGGTGATACTCAGGCTATGCGAGATGCTCGTCTTGGGCGCAAGCTCAATTTCGACTTCTTCATGTGCCAGAACGCCTGCTCGGTTCCTGTGGGTTCGACGATTGTATCCACGGCGACTGTTAATGGTGCGCACGCTGCTGGTTCGACGGTTATCGCAATCACGCATGGCGGTTGCGGTGCGATTGTTACGGGATCGTGGGTCACTATCGCTGGTGATATGATTCCGCATAGGGTTACGGCCTCGACTGGTGGTGCTACTCCGACTGACATGACTGTCACTCCGGCTCTGGCGTCTGCTGTTCTGACGAGTGCGGCTGTTACTATCTATACACCGGGAACGGTTAATGGCGTTCATGCAATCGGTTGGAACAAGGACGTTGTTCATGCCTCGGTGACCCCGAAGGTTGGACAGTTGGTGTCCTTTGGTTCAGACGGTTATAAGTATTCGGCGATGAGTACTCCGAATGCGACGACCGCGCTGTTGTTAAACCGTTCGCTCGATGTTGCATTGACGAATGGCGAGGTACTTGGTGTTGGTCCGACTGGTGAGTATTGCTTCGGATTCCACAAGAACGCGATTGCTCTTGTGACGCGTCCGTTGGCGATGCCTCGCGCTGGTGCTGGTGCGTTGTCGTATGTTGCGTCCTATAACGGACTGTCCGTTCGTGTGACGATTTCGTACGATAGTACGTATCAGGGTCACCGTGTGACGGTCGATCTGCTGGCTGGTGTCAAGACTCTTGATACCAACCTCGGTTGCGTTATGCTGGCCTAGTTAATAATTTGTAGGCCGGAGAGGATAGTCCTCTCCGGCCTATGATTGGAGTAATCATGGCTTGGCAAAATAATCTAAGGGAAATACGTATTATTCTTTACAGACTAAAAAGAAATTTTGGTCTCCCTGCGATTATTAGAAGGCCACTGACATCTATTCAAGATGTTACGACTGGTCAGATTACACGAACGTTTCTTGATATACCTATTAAAAAAGTAATAATTCTTCCTACAAAAGATTTACGAAATTATATCTATGATCTTGCGTTCATCGCAGCCAGTAAGAATTTTACAGAGGGTGGACTCTTTGATGAAAAAGTACGCGCGATGATTATCGATATCAAAGATGCTCCTAAAGGATTTGTTTTGACTATGAATGATCATATTGTTTTTGAGACACGTCGCTATGAAATTAAATCTTTTGAACTTGCAGAGCATAATCAAGGTTGGGTACTACAGACTATCGAATTAGATAGTTCTGATTCAGAATAGAGTTAATTATGAGTATAAATAAAAACTGGCCTCGATGGGTGTTTGCGTCAGTTAGCAAACACTTTGACGATAGACGGCAGGGTTTGCCTCTATTTATAGAAGGTCAACATAGAGACACTCGTAGTCTAAAAGACTTCATAGAACTACGAATGGACGGACCTCAATTTACTGAGATAAACCGTAATTACTATAGGTTATATTTTGAAGTCAATATACTTGTACAATCAACTATGGATGAAACGAGTTATCACCGAATACACCAGAATGTTGGTATTGTTGCTGCCGCATTCTCGACAATCGGACTATTAGCGTATGGAAATGGCCCCGATGATAATCATGAACAGTGGGCGTGTGCGCAATTAATACAAGATACGCGCAAACGCCAACATCTTGATATTTTTCATTTTGGCCAGATCGATAAACAACTTAAACTTATTCAGGCTACTGTCGAAGGTCATTACGAAACGTACTTAACAGGAGTATAGAATGATGAAGAATGGAATCAAGGTATGGGTTCCTGTGTTCGCTCAAATTGACTTGAAGAACTGTACTATTACCATCAAAGATGGTGCTAGTGAGTCTCTTGAAGTTAAAGTTGGCGAAGGGAATCTAACCTACTCGGAAAGTAGAAATATCCAATATACGTTGGATCGTGGTAAGTTGGATGAGGTCCGTGAAGGTGATGAAGTTCCTATGGACGTAAAACTTGATTTTACGTGGGAATATCTTTGCGGCTCTGGTACTTCACCCTCGGTTGAAGAAGCTCTCACTAACATCGGCATCGCCGATAGTTGGGTGTCTTCTGAT